CGGCGCCGTGACCGGCACGATCCAGAACCGGCGCGAGCCGGTGTCATCGGTCAGGAACTGCGCCCGGTTCGTGGTGCCGCAGAGCACGCATGCACGGGGGCGGCGTAGGGCCGTGCGCTGATAGGGCGCGCGGAACATGTCGTGCGTGGACGTGAGCCATGCCTTGAGACGTGACTCGGCGCGACCGGTGACCACGTTTTCGAGCTCGGACAGCTCGTAGATCCAGGACGAGTGGATCTGGACGAAGGAGTCCTTGTTCGTGATGTCGACGAACGTGTCCGCGTGCCACTCGCCGCCGAGGATCTGGAAGAACGTCGACTTGAAGTAGCCCTGCGGGCCCACGAGCATGAGCGCCGTGTCGAGTTTGCAGCCCGGCCAGAGGGCGCGTGCAGCCGCGCCGATCATCCAGCGGCGGACCATCTCGGCGTGGAGTGGATCTTGAGAGGACAGGTAGTCCGCGGCCATGTGCTCGAGGCGCGGCACGCCGTCCCAGTCGATCGATCGCAGGTACTGCCGGATCGGATGGAACGGGCGATCCTGTGCGGCCGCGACGACCGCCGCCTCGACGTCAGGCGCCGACGGCGTGAAGCCGAGCTCGTTGTCGGCGTGGGCGCGGATCTCGTGGACGAACGAGTCCACCATCGGCGCGCCGTCGAACCATGGGCGATCGGTCATCTGGTCGATCGACCATCGACCCCGGTAGTTCAGGTGGTGCCGCACGAACACGGCCACGTTGTGATAGGCGCGCTTCGGCGTGATGCGATCGGACTTGTAGATCGCGAGCGAGCGCCAGTTCGCCTCGAGCTCGTCTGGCACCGGCGGCGCGTGGTCGGCCGCGTCCTGGGTCGTGACGACACGCGGGCGCTCGTTCAGGAGATAGCCGCGCGGGCGTGTGCACTGCTTCGCCGCAGACTGGATCTTATGGAGCAGCTCTTTCTCCGACCACGGCGGATCGCAGCGATGGTTGTAGTCGCTCGTGATGAGCGAAAGCGTGACGTCGGGATCGAGATCGAACCCGTGCATCATGTGGCAGACCGCGTTGAAGGTCTGCCGGTGTCCGTTGTCGCCGGCAACGGCGCCAGGAATCTTCGCGAGGTACTTCCGCGCGCGCTCGATGCGGATCTCGTGCGTCGGGATCGTCGGCATCGGGACCGCGCGAAGCTTCGGGGGCTCTGGCGCGAGCGCGATGATCGGATCGGGGTTCAGCGGCTCGCCCGTGAGGCGCTCGGCGCGCCAGCCGCCGGGCGGCGTCGATGTGTCATACCAGAAGCGCGAGATGTCCTTTGCCTGCGGATCGATCGGGCAGTCGGTGCAGCGGCGCGCCGCCCATTCCCAGAGCTTCGTGTACTCATCGGCGGTGACGGGGCGTGCCAGTGGGAGCACGACGCGGAGTCGGTCACCGGGCCCAGCGCCATGGGATTTCGTCGTGTAGACGAGGCCGAGGTAGTCGCGCCAGAGCGCCGTGACTTTCGTCCAGTCGCCTTGCTTGTCGTGGTCGAGGACGAGCGCGAATGCGGCGCGAGCGTTGTCTTTCGATCGCTTGGCCGGTTCGAATCGGACCGGGGACCATCCACCGTGCTCCATCTGGCCGGCGTACTCGTTCTGCGGATCGGCGCCGAGATGTTCGAGCCATGAGTCCCACGTCGTGTCGATCTGCTCCTGCACGCGCGTATCGACAAGCGAGCGGAACTTCGAGATGCTGGCGCGGAGCGGCCCCGTGTAGATCTCGGTCGGCGGCGCGCCTCCAGGCGGGAACGGCAGATCGTCGGTCATCACGCAGCCTCCGATCGGGTGCGCAGGTCGGCTAGCCACGCGCGGGCGTCGTCGACCGAGCGCAGGACGACGTAGATCGCGCCATGCCTCTCGACGCACTGTTGAAACTGACGCTGCTCCGGCGACTGGCGCCCGGTCTCGGTCTTGATCTCCACGAACACCGCGCGACCGCGGTACACGCCGACGAGGTCAGAACCGCCCGGCGAGCCGACACCGAATCGAACCTTGAACCCGCCGCGCATCTCGGCGACGCCGCAATTATTTCGGTAGAGAAGTACCTCGCCAGAGCGGCCGAGTTCGAGGCGGATGGCGTCCTGCAGCTGGCTCTCCGTCACGCTGCCTTCTCCTCGCACTGCGCATGCCTGACGCCCTGCCCCTTGATCCAGTAGACGCTCGCGCCCGCCGCGACCCGCCCGCCGCACCGCTTGCACTTCCCGGGAAACTTCGCCGTGATGGCGAGCGTCACCGCGCGCGGCGGCAGCCGGGGTAGCGTCGCCAGGTCGACCACGCCGAGGCCGGTATCGACGGGCATCGTCATCGGCTTACGCGGCATCTCGACACCGCAGAGCGGACATCCGACGGGGCCAGCCTTGAACACGGCGCCACAACTGGCGCACTGCCGGATCGCATCGCGGTCCGGCTTCGAGATGCCGTGACCGTCGAGTGAATAGTCGCGGTCGAGATCCGGCGGTCCGTGATCGTGCGCGGAGCCGCACAGGTCGATCAGCGTCGCGTGCGTTTTTCCGGGCGCCGGCCGCAGCACGCGACCCACCATCTGCAGGTAGAGCCCGGTCGGCTTCGGCTTGCGGGCGAGGATGCAGACTGATAGCGGCGGGCAATCGAACCCTTCCGTGAGCACGTGGCACGAGGCCACGGCGCGAAGCGAGCCATCGGCTAGCGCCTTGAGCGTCGAGGCTCGCGCGGGCGGCGCCATCTCGCCGTGAACCACGCCCGTCGCGATCCCCGCGGCGTTCATCTCGGCAGCGACACGCTCCGCGTGTTCCACCGTGACGCAGAAGATGACCGCGCGCTCACCCTCGGCGTGCTGCTGATACGCCGCGACCGGCGAGAGTGCGAGTTGCTTCGCGTCGAGATCGCACGGCGGCGCGTAGACGCGGCACGGCACGAGCGCGCCGAGATCGGTCAGCTCCTTGACGGTCGCGCCGACGACGATGGAGTCGAAGATATCGCCGAGCGGCTTGGAGTCGGCGCGCTGCGGTGTCGCGGTGAGGCCGAGCAGCATCGAGCGCGCGTAGTGGTCGGCCAGACGGCGCCAGGTCTTCGCGGCGACGTGGTGAGCCTCATCGATGATGACGAGCTCGGCCTCGGGCTGGCGAGACGTCCAGCGGGTGAGCGTCGGGATCGATGCGACAGCTACCGGCGCGATCGGCGAGCCGAGGTCGGCGCCGGCCTGAATGATGCGGAGGTTCGTGACGCCGGCGCCCTCCAGCTTGGCGACGGACTGGGAGAGAAGTTCGGCGCGGTGGACCAGAAAGAGAACGCGGTTTCCGCGGGCGACAGCCGAGCGGATGATCTCGGAGGCGACGACGGTTTTGCCCGCGCCGGTCGGCAGGACGAGCACGGGTGCGCGCCTGCCGGACTGATACACCGCGCGAAGCTCCGATATCGCCCGCACCTGATATGGCCGTAGCGTGATCATCCGAACATGGTCTGCTGTGCCGGATTCGACGCGGCTTTCAGGTTGGCGACGGCCTGCTTGAAGTAACTCGCCTTGAGCTCGGCGCCGATGAACCGCCGGCCCTCTTGGAGTGCCACGTAACCTTCTGACCCGATGCCGGCGAATGGAGAGAGCACTACGTCTCCGGGATTGCTCCACATCGTCAGCGCGCGACGGATTACCTGGAGCTGAAGTGGACAAATATGCCGCTCGTCCTCGTCCTCGCGAGCGCTGCGAAATTGCAACGTGTCGCTCGGATCGATATCCATCCAGACCGGCGACGCGTAGCGCTGCCACATCGACACCGGAAAATCGTCGTCGGTGTGTGAGACCGGCTCGATGTTGTCGCCGGGCTTACGAAACGTCACGAGGTAATCGGGAATGCCCTGGCGGGACATGCACGAATCCTTCTTGATCTGCTTGTGCAGGAGTCCGAGCGCCTTGGTGCGCTGCATCGCGGTTACGGGGTCTTTCCAGATCACCACTTCGCTGTGGAAGATGAACCCGAGGTCCTGCAACTGCCGGATCAACTGGCCGCGAAAGTCGGTCAGGCCGATAAACCCATCGCGAGACTTCGACGTCGGCAGTAGCATGCAGTGCAACGACGCGAGCCGACCGGGCCTGAGCACGCGATAGAGCTCGCGCATCGCGAACTCGTGCTGTTCGAAGAACTCGGCATGGTTGGCCACGTTGCCCATGTCGCGCGGCGACGCCGAGTATGTGTACAGCGACGCAAACGGCGGCGAGAACACGGAGTAGTGCACGGATTCATCGGGGAGTCCGCGCATCACGTCGACGCAGTCGCCGTGGTACATCGCGAACCGTTCCTCAACGGCTTGATCAAGAACGTTCATAGCCATCCTGGGATCGCCATCGCGCGCGACGGCTGATAGGGGTTGAATTCACGCCCGAGTCCTTTGACCTCGGCGCGGACCGCATCGCCAACGTGCGCGGTCATCTCGGCCGCCATCTTCGCGGCGTCGGCTTCTTTGCGGCGATAGTTCTCGACGATCGCGCCGTCGAGGTCAGATCGTACGATTTCTACGGTAACCGGCTTCTTCTGTCCGAACCGCCAGCATCGGCGGATTGCCTGGTAGGTGCGTTCGTAGCTGTGCGAAGCGCCGAGGAAGATGACGCGGTGGCAGTGCTGCCAATTCAGGCCGAACCCGAATATCGCCGCCTTGCTGACCAGCGTTTGGACGTCACCACGCAGCCACGCCTCGTGACGACGCAGTTTCTCCTCGTCGTCTGTCGATCCGTCGATGCTGACACAATCGATCGCATCGGCCATCTCGTCTTGCTCGTCGTTGAGCTCGCACCACACGACGAACTGATCGCGCGTACCGCGAATGATATCGGCGGCGCGTGCGACCCGGGTGCCGATCGTCCCGCGCCTCACCGCGCGTTGTTCGTTCAGCGACCGCGCCTCCATCGCGAACAGCATCCCGCTCGCGCGATGGTCGTGGTCAGTGGACTGCACGACGTGCTCGACCATCTCGAGCGGCGGCAATGAGAAGTCGCCGTCGTCATGGCCGAGATCGGATGGCATCTTGACCACCGCGCCCCACGTCGCGACCCACCGCCAGAACGGCTCGACGGCATGGCCCTTGATGCGCCAGTCCTGCGTCGATCCGCCGTCATGCGTGAAGAACTCAGCCAGCATCTCGGCGCGAGTTTTGAGCCCCAGGAATTCGCTATGGTTGCCGAGCTCGGTGAAGTCGTTCGGAGCCGGCGTCGCGGTGCATGCGAGTCGGTAGGGCGTGGCGCGGAACGCCTCTAATAGCGCCTGCTTGGTCGAACCTGAGTAAGACTTCAGGATCGACGACTCATCGAGCACGATGCCGGTGAACGCCGATGGGTCGAACGCGTGGAGCATCTCGTAGTTGCTGATCACGATGTTCCCACCGGTATCGGTACGTGCGTACGTGGCATCGACGCCGAACCGGCGACACTCCGCGGCGAGTTGTGGACCGACCGCGAGCGGCGCGAGTACGAGCACGCGACCACGCTGCGAGACGTGCCGCGCCCACTCCGCGATCATAATCCCCTTGCCGAGTCCGGTGTCGGCGAAGATGGCTGACCGCCCGCGGCGCAGCGCCCATCGAAGGAGGTCACGCTGGTGCGGGAAAAGGTGCGGGGCGAGATCCTCGGCGACGAACCCGGCCGATGGAGTCGAGGCGCTCTTGCGCTCGATGACGCGGGCGTAGTTATCCATGACGACGCTCCTTGAGCTCGCAGGGGATGCAGATGGTCCAGGTGACGAGCCGGCGCCCGACGAGGACGGAGTAGGTCAGCGTGATGACGCGGTCAGCGCCACAGGATGAGCAGGTCATGATTGCCCAATCGCCGCAACGAGGGCTGCGTCGGGGTCGCAGTCGATGGGGCGGGGGCGCTTACGGCGCATGAGGAAACTCCGCGTGCTGCACGCCGTCGAGGTATGGCAGCTCAATGACACCGCCGGTCTTGCGCCACGAGCCATCGCCGGGCTTGACCGTCGCCGCTGTCTCCGTCGCCTGCTTCAGAAA